TTTTCTAAACTAGACAACATTACTGGGTCAACACCCAACTCAAGAGCCTTAGCCTCAAGAATATTCTGACGGTCTAGCAATGTTAATGCTTCTTCGTGTGAATAACGTGGCTGTTTGCCAATACGCATTGGTCTATCAGACTTAGGTATAAAACTTAAAGCCTTTTGAATGCCTTCACGAATTGGACCTGTAGCAGACTTAGAACCTGTAGAGGCACGAGACATATTTCCTAAACGCAAACCTTCAAGAGATGCAAAATGACGCAAATCTTTATTAGGTGCAGACAACAAATACATTGTTGCTTCATCAATTGCAGAACGCACACCTAAACGTGGGAACAAAGTTAAGATAGACCAAGCATCAACTAATTTTTTTGAGAAATTACCCTGTGTTGCACCACCAAGTGCATTAACAATATTTTTCTTTGACTTAATTTCCCATACAGTTGAACCAATTATGTCATAAGGTAGTGGACCAACAGCCCAAGTTGACTGGTATGGCTGAATTGGACCTTCTGTGTTAACAAAAAATCCAGTTTCGGACTCACGTACAGAGTTTGCTGGTGCAAACTTAGCATGGTCTGGGTTAATTGCTAGGTCTCTTTTAGTTGCAAAGCCTGCTTTGTCACCATACTTGTCTTGAAGTGTTTTAATAATTAAATCTTCACCCTTAACGCTACCACCAAGACCCATTGAGTACATGGTTGCAGCATCTAAGTTACGCAAAATAACAATTTGCTCATCAGCAGTTGACTCAAGGAATCGTACAGTTAATGCTTGAGCCATTTCTTTAGGAAGAATCTGACGTGCACGTGCTGTAAAATTAGCAGCAGTATCAACAGCATTAACACCAATGCGTACTTCTAGCCCTTGTGGAGAACGAGCAGCCATCTGCCCAATTCTTTTCCAACCTTTAATTTCTTCATTAGCCTTTAACACAACAGACATGTCAGCATTAGGATTAATTAAACGCTGTAAAGCATCTTCAGTATTAAGTAATGCTGCTGTAATAGGTGTTAACGCTTCATCGCGTTCCTTACCTGTACGGCTCATGTTGTTAAATAAATTATCAAGTGAGCGTGTAATTGCATCAGACATCAAACGATTTGTGCGAGCAACTGCTACGCCATTACGCATGTAGGTTACACCATCAACACGACCAGCAAGCAATAAATTTAAATTGCCAGCATCTTCGAAAAACTTTTGTGCTGTGCCAGCATCAAATACTTTGGCTTCGCTAAGTGTTTTAATAGCATTAGGGTCATTGTATCCTGGAAAGTTTTTAGCAATGTTATCAATTGCTAGTGATTTGTCACCTGGATTCTTAGCCTCTGCAACTCTTTTAATTGCAGGACCAATACCTTTTTCCCATAGTTCAAATACTAATGGATTTTTAAATGTAGTTTCAACAGCCTTTTCAATTGGAACGCCGTTGTTAATTGCTTCAGTAAGTGAGTTAGCAATACGCTCACCCTTAGTAACACCCTTGCTTAATCCACCTGTCATCCAAGTAAGCGGGTCTACTGCAATCTGATAAATAAAATCAATAACACCAGAAATATTTTTAGTGCTTCCGCTAACACCACTTGAAGGTGGCTTGCGGTCAAGCATACGAGCAATATCTCGACCAGGTGAAACCTGTGCATACTTAACACCATCTAGAACCTGCTTAAAAGCATCAGGGTCATCGTAGGCTTTTTTAATTGAGTTAAGTAGGTTAGGGTCTACTCTGCCGTAATCTTGAACAATTTCACCAGGAGTCTTACCAGCAAGTAATCCTTTTGCTACCTCAACATCAAACTTACCAAAGTAGTTTGTTGCTTCTGTTAGTGCACCTTGGTCATACTGGTTCTTACCATCCCATGCATCAGTCCAAGTTTTAGCAGCAAATAAATCTGCACCCTGTGAAACTTGACGAGCAACCTTATAAGGAGCATTAATTAAACGGTTATATTGTCCACCTAGTTTAAATAAACCAATAAGCGGTGAAGCCGCAATCTTAGCAGCACCTTTAACTACACCCATAACGCGGTCAGCAGCATCAGGTGCTTCCTGCATGTACTCCGCATCTTTGTACATAAATCTTAATTGGTCTTGAATACCTGGGTCTAAACGGTCAAACTCTTTGCGTGCACCCTCAGTGCCAAGTTTAGCAAGTTCACGATGCTTCTTAATCGTGTAACTCATTTGTTCTACTTGGTTTTTTTCTACGCCAGATAAACCCGCAGATTTAGCAGCAGCATAAAGGTTAGGTGAAACTTCAGCAACAACAGGTTTGATATACTGAGGCATTAGTACCCGTTATCAAGTAGTTGTCTATAGATTAATTCTGCATCGCCTGATGGGTCGTACTGTGCAAGACGCTTTAATGTATCAGTTAGTGTTGGTGCATAGTTAGGCATACCTGCCATTAACTCTGAACCGCCACCGTCTCCAATATCAATACCAGCAGTTACTGGTTGATTAGGACGCTCTGTTGGAGCGTCTAGTGGCGTAAACTTAAAGTCAGGAAATCCTGCACCAGCAAGCGGTGCGCTGCTTTGTTGCGCAGCAATTTCTCCGCCTTCACCGTAGTTAAATCCTGTGTATCGTTGTTGTGGTTGTGTCATACCTTCTGTTGCTCCACCATCTGTGCGCTGTGAAAGTGCACCAGGACCTGATACAGGTGCTGGGTTGTTAGGCTGACGGTATCCGCCTCTTGGCATTATTCGTCCTCCTCATCTTCAATATGTTCAATAATGTCTTTTACTTTGACTCCGTTAACCCAGTCAGGGTATGAGTCCTTGTTTGTTAATAACCAATATGCCATGTCTTCGCTGAAACCAGCACGCTTTAAAGAGCGGTAGTATTCATTTAACCAAATGCAATATTGGTCTAACTTGGAATAACTTTCATCAGCAACTGTTTGTACTTTTCTCTTACGAGGTGTTGCCATGGTTTACTCCTTAGACTGCTCGTTCTCTAGTTGTCCGTACTGCGCTACGTCCCTGACCTTCGCCAGTCATAGTGCTAAGAATTGATTGTAAGTCTGGTCGCCCTTGTGGTACTGGAGCGCCTCCTGCTGGAGCGGAACCAGGAGCAGCGGGGACAGGTTGCTCAGACTGTGCCTCTGCGCCAGCAGGAGGATTCTCAGGTTTAAACACTTCCTCAATGGCATCTTCAATAGACTTGCCAGCCTTGCGTGCCTTAATCACTTCTGACATCTGGCGTACTAGTGCTGATGGGTCTTGTCCCTGCATAGCCATTTGAGGAATTGCTTGTGCCATAGATGCTAATGAACCAACCAATGCGTCACGCATCTTTTCAATTTCAATTTTCTCTTGTTCAAGAGTCACGTTGACGCCGAATGGTAGTTCACGCATAGCCATGTCCTTGGAGATAAGTCCCCCTCCAAGTGCCTGCAACATAAAGATAAGTCCCTGTGCTGGATTCAATCCAGCCAACATTCCGTATCTTACATCTGCAGAATAATCTTTTTTAATATCCTTTGAAGGAATATAAGTTAAAGCAAACGGTGAACCAGCATCAATACCACGAATTGTTTTTTCTTCGTTAAATAATGCTTCATCTACCTCAAAGCAAAGCGCAATAACATCACGCAGTGCTGCTGAGAAGATAGCCTGTGCTGATTTAACTTGTGTATCAAATGCACCAAGTAGAGCCTGTACACCCTGTCCAGTGACAATTGAAGCATCAATGTTACCCGTACGAGATTCAGGGTAACGCGCTCCAACGCGCAGTTCTTGGTTAAGTACCTGCTGTGTTGTAAATGCACCCTGTGGGAGCGTAAGTTCAACACGGCGTACACCTGCTGGGTTTGCTGTACGAATAACAGCATCTCCACCAAGTTGTAGTTCTTGTACATCCTGTGGCAAAACAATTGGTGCTTGTACTGACTTCTCTGCTGCTTCCATTGCAAGTAATGCAAAACGGTTGCGAAGTAACTGAATACCAAGTACATCATCAAACTGCCCACGCAATTCACCATCTGGTGAAGGGCGGCGTGCAATGATTACGTTCATCTTCTTCATAGGATTAGATG